ACTCAACAGACAACATAGGATCCTCATTGAAGCTCCATTGCTCTCCTATTCAAAAGCTGATATTGTAAGAGAGGGTGTGAAATTAGGTGTGAAATATGAAGACACTTGGACATGTTACTCTAACAGGGAGGATGGTCTAGCTGATGCTACTACACCTTCATCAAGCCTACGTATTCAAGGCTTCTTGTCTGCTGGATATAAAGATCCCATCAAGTATGTTCAACAAGAAAAACTTGATGGGATTTATGAAGCTAAGAAGTGTGTTACTTGCCCCCAGTATATTTAGCACCCATACCACCACCTAATACTGCACCTGCTACACTACCAACAGGGCCTGCAAGACCACCAAGAGCGCTACCTAAAGCAGCGCCGCCGGCTGCACCTACTCCTGTTTTAATAGTATCTAAAATACCTTCACCATCTTCTGAATATTCATCATTAAGAACAGCAGATAAGGCTTTAAGTATTTTTTCAGCGCATTCTCTATCTATAGTAATTTCGAACTCATCACCTTCCTCCTCTTCAGAATCATCACCTGGGATAAGAGCGTCAACTGCTGAACCTGCCATTGAGCCAAGTGCACCACCTACTAGAGCTGTACCAGGTATAGGTATAAGAGATCCTACTTCAGTTCCTACAGCACGGCCTATAGTGCTACCAATACCTTCTTTTAGAGTGTATTTTTGGTATTGTTTATCAAATTCGCTATTTAGTTTCATATCGGTATTTAATTTAAATTACATGCCATATCTGCGCATTTCTTCTAATTGCCAGATAGTTTTTGGCTTCATTCTTTCTTTAAACGAGACGGTATCTTGTTGTTTGTTGTTTGAGTAGCGGTCTTTACTTACCTGCTCAGTAAGATATTGGCAAGTGTAAGATGGTTTAGCTTCTCCTAACATCATCGAATCTTCATTACCCGTAACTGCTTCTTTAACTACTTCGATAGATTTATAGATTTTCTTACCACGCTTATCAGTAGCTTGGGTCATCTTCCAGTGTTTGTCATCAGCAGCCTTTTTATTAGGTAATATACCAGACTTAAATTTCTCTCCAGAGGTTGTAACCCCAATTACTCGGTAACCTTCTTCTTCTTCTTGTTCAGGTGGTGTCATGACTTCATCATACTCATCCTCGTTAACATCATACATTTCAAGGCTTTCAATATCATCACCTTCTTCATCTTCAGTCATTTCTTCATCTTCTGATCCTTTTTCAATTGGTTTAACTGCAGATGAAAGATATGCGGCGATAATTTCATATCCCGGTTCAGCTGAGATTTGTTTGATAAACGATTTTAATTTAGCAAGGGTATCAATATTTTCTGCGTAGCCTACAACCTCTTCAAGAGCTTCAGGATCAATATCAAAACCTGGCTCACCGAGATTAGCTTGAATTTCACCAAGGATCTTTGCAATAGAAGCCTTAATAAGGATTGTATCCATATTAATTGTATCAACAAGAGCATCATCAAGTTGCTTACCCGATTTAGCTTTTCTCATTTCTTTAGCAATTTCCTGAGCTGCAGCTTGCGCAGCATATTTTTCTTCTCTACTTCTATTTACGCCAATACCTCCGATAAAGTCATCGAGCGTATCTTCAATTCTCGATGTAATTTCATCTTTACGTTGATTGATAACGTCCTGTTTTGCTTTTAAAGTAGCTAACATTGCTTGTTTCTTACCAGTGAATCCCGGAGCTTTCTTAATAGCGTCAAATTCTTGATCGTTAAGAATATCCATATAATAGAGAGTGTCTCTAATAAATTTGATAGTATCAAGAGGAGCTGAGCTTAATCCACCAGCTCTCATTTTTGAAGTTACAGGTCCGAACGCAGGGTGAGCAGCCGCATAAGGGGAAACTTTTGCTTCTGAAATAATACTCAATCTGCCTAGTAGATTATCGAAAGAACTCATATTACAATATTTATGTCATATGGAGCTAAATTGGAAAGATTTTAACGAAATGTCGCATGGTCAGATATGTAAACTACCTGGAATTGGTAAAAAAGTAGCAGATCGTATAGTAAGCATGCGTCCATTTAGAACAAACAATGATCTTTTCAAGATAAAAGGCCTTGGAGCAACTACTCTCAAGAAGCTTGGCATTGAAAAGGAGAAAAAAGAGCGTAAATCTTGGTATCTAATGGAAGATGGTATTGAGTATCCGAATTATTGCCTTGCAAAAAACACTCTAACCGGTAAGATTGATTTCTTCTGGCGTATTGCTAAACCTAACCGAGAATATCTATAATGTGTGCTATTATTGGAACGAAATCAGTCTCTAAATTTGAAGTATTGTATGATGCAAACTTACCCCGTGGCAATTTCGCTACTGGGATCTTATCTCTGTATGATGATAACAATCAACAAGTAATTAAAAAGCAAGGTACCCTTAACTTTGATCAAGTTCAACTTGATGAGAGGTGCGATTACTACATTGGGCATGTACAAGCACCTACTTCTGCTAAGAGAGAATGGTCATACGATACATCGCATCCCTTTGAGTCTTTGTCTTGGTCTGTAGTACATAATGGCGTACTGACTAACTATCAGGAGATTAGAGCAAAGCACTTAGACTGGGACGTGAATCCTGTCGATACTGCGATAATTCCTAATCTCCTACAGCATTATACCGAGCAATGTAGTGATGAATGTCCCGCTCATGAAGTTATCAAGAAAGTACTTAATGAGATAGATGGTACTTTTGCTTTAGCTATGGTCGACACGGATAGTAATGATGTTTACATAGCAAGACAAGGTTCTGTGCTTCATTACAGTGATAGCGGTGAATTCTCTACATTAGGAGGTCAAGGATTTAGGGTTCTACCAGAAGGAGTCATTATGATGCTTAAAGACTTTAAATCTTGGGAAATTGTTAATACATTTGAAGTTAAATCACCGTTCTTATTTCTATGAACACATTTATTTTTTCACCAACCAAAGGATCACAACAAGATTGTTTACTATACAAACAGAGTAAGGATGACTTTGATATCTTTATCAAAGAGAATAACAAAGAAAGCCTTGCTAAGACCTATAATAAAGCAATTGACTTTGTTATTAAAGAAAAGTTCGAGTATCTTGTACTCTGCCATGATGATATCATCATTGAATCTAACATTTACAAAAAGATCCCCGAATTAATGAAGCGGTATGATGTTATCGGCGTTGCTGGTGCTACTGAATGCAAGCTTCAAGAGCCAGCGCTGTGGCATATCATGGGTGGTGGCTTTGGATCTGGTAAATTACATGGAGCAGTTGCACATGGTAATGCAGAGCAAAAGCATATGACGTGTTTTGGATCCTATCCACAAAGAGTGCTTTTACTTGATGGTGTGTTTCTGTGTATAAAGAGAGAGGTATTTACTAAGGTACGATTTGATGAAACTTGCCCGGCTAAGTTTCACTTTTACGATTTAGATTACTCTCTTTCTTGCCACAAAGAAGGATTCAAACTAGGAGTTTCAGATATTATGATCACGCACTCGTCACCCGGCTTGAGAGAGTTTACAGATGAATTCAATCAAGGTCAGAAATGGTTCTTGGAAAAATGGAAAGGTAAGCTATAATACACACGTGAGTAAATTAGATCTTGACTACTTTGAAAAAGTGCTTTGTCATAAAGCACTTTTTGATTCTACATATCTAGCATCTATTGTAGATTTTGTAAAGCCTGTATACTTTAAGGATAAAAATATCTCTAAAGTGTTTACTATCATTACAGAGTTTTACAATAAGCGAAGTAAACTACCTACCTTAACTGAGGTTAAGTCATACCTTACTACAGATGATCTTAAAGAATCATTTAGAGAGCTTGTAGGTACTTTTAAGGACATTGATAAGAATACAGATAAAGACGAACTGTATGAGAATACAGAGAGGTTTCTCAAAGAGAAAGCTGTATATACTACAATGCTTGATATTGCTGGTGATATTTCTAAAGGAGAAGTAGATACTGCAACTATCTTAGATAAAGTTGAAAAGTCCTGTAATATTAATCTTGTTACAGATTTAGGATTCAATCTTTACAATGATATTGATATACTTATCAACGACCTTAATAGTGTACAAAAGAGTATTCCAAGTACATGGCCATGGCTAGACGATGCTCTTAATGGAGGTTTCCTAGAGAATGGTAGAGCATTGTATGTATTTGCCGGTGAGACAAATATTGGTAAGTCAATCTTTCTTGGTAATATTGCAACCAACATAGTAAATCAAGGTAAGAATGTTCTTCTTATCACTCTTGAGATGTCAGAGCTATTATATGCTCGTCGTCTATGTGCTAATATCAGTAAGATTCCTCTCAAAGATCTAGCTAATAATACATACTCCCTTAAGCAAGCTATTGACGAGCAGAAACAAAAAGGTAAAGGTAGTTTATTCATTAAAGAGTTTCCTCCATCGACTATCACACCAAATCAGCTAAAGTCATTTACTAAGAAGATTACAGATCAAGGAATTAAGATTGATGCTATTGTTCTCGATTACCTTAACCTCTTACATTCTACCATAGGCTCTAACTCTTATGAGAGAATTAAGAATGTAACTGAGCAAGTTCGAGCTATGTCGTATATTTTTAACTGCCCTATTATTTCTGCAACTCAGCTGAATAGATCGGGCTTCAATACTGAAAATCCAGATCTTGCAACTATCTCTGAATCTGTTGGACTAGCAGCTACTGCAGACGTAATCGTATCTATTTTCCAGAATGAAGAAGATAGAGAGCTGGGTATTATTAGACTTGGTATGATGAAGAATCGATATGGTCCACGCGGGCATACTCAGCCTATGCGTATTGATTATAGTACTCTAACCATTACAGAAGCAGAAGACTCTGCTGACCCAGAAGAAGATAGTGCTTTTACCGCTTTGAGTATGTTAGGAAGTTGATTACACAACAAAAATGCATAATTATATGCAATGAATATAAAGGTCTTCACAGACAATGACCTAGATGGAGCATGCTCTGCTTTGCTCTTAAAAAAGCTTTACAGTTCAGCAAATATTGATATTACAGAAATTGTAGATAGAACTTTTGTTGGTGAAGCTAAAGCTTGGTTTGCTAACAATACTAAAAAGTATGATAAGATTTATTTTACCGATTTGTTTATACCGGATGAGATTGTTGAGCTAATAGACCGTGAGGATGTTGTGATTATAGACCACCATCAAACGCAGGTAGAAAAGAAAGATAGGTTTAAGAAAGCAAAAGTTATTATTGAATCTTATTCTTCCTGTGCTTTATTAATCTATGATAAGTTCAAGAAAGTTTTAGATAGTAAAATTTCATCAGATGTTGTTAAACTGGTTCAGATTGTAGATGATTACGATAACTATACTCTCAAGCTACCAGAAACTCTTAAACTAAATGCTGTATTCCACTTCTATAATAAACCTAAGGTTGATAAATTTATTGCCTCTTTTGAAGATGGTATAAGAGAGTTTAATGTACAGGAATTAAACTCAATTAAGCTTTATTTTAATAAACTTAAAGATGAAATTAATAAAACTGAACTGTATACAGGTACGATAAAAGGTTATACAGTTATTGCTTGTTTTGCAGATTTTGCAATCAATGAAGTAATACATCATGTCTTGAAGAAAACTAACGCTGATATAGGCATAGTAGTTATACCTTCGTCTAAATCAGTTTCATTTAGAAAGAATAAAGAAACTTGTGATATTAAGCTCAATAAATTAGCTGAGATACTTTGTGGTGAAGGGGGAGGTCATGAGTATGCAGCTGGTGGAAAGATGAGTGATAAGTTTCTAGAATTTACCAAAACTTTAAAGCCGTGTACTATACAAAAGATATAACCCCTTCCCAGCGGATCATAGAACAAGAAAGTGAGCATATTTTACTTTCCTTCTGTACTTTCTGTACCCTTATTAAGGGGAAAAAACTTTCTCTTCAGAATGTATTCTTATTGGTATTGCAAAATGAAAACTTCAAGCATATACTAAAGGAGTTGATAGGAATAGACTCTGATATAGAGATAGTAAGATTATTTTTAGATTTTGACCCTACAATAGCAAAAAGCAAATATATTACAAAGTACCTTAATAGTAAAAAGCGTAAATGTCAGTAACTAATAAAGAAAAATCAATTTATAATAGTTTTTTAATAGCAAGCAGATCAGCAAAAAATAAACCCTTTAAACTTAGACAAGATTTTACTAATCTTGATTCTACTACTGAATTCCTGCTTAAAAAACTAAGTACTTTCTTTGCTCATAACAGTAGTATCAATCCCACAGACTTCTTTATTGCTCCTTACAAGTATTATGGAGCTGATAGCTATTTCGAGCTTCAATACTTCACTACTAGAAGAGCTATTAAATGCTACTCAATTTATTGTAGACAAAAAGAGACTCAATCACCTGATAGTGAGGATGCAATTACACACGCAAAAGAATGCTGTTCTTTTATATACAAGTTTTGTAAAGAGAACAATCTTACATTGCAGCAATACAAAACACTAATCATTGGCACTACCCCTGCAGTGTTACAGCATTTGAGAGACCATAAAATTAATTTTTATACTGTACACGGCCTTGCCTGTGATCGGACTATTCGACAACTCGAGCCAGGATTGCTTGAGTTTTTTATATCAGATTTCAATAAACTACTAAATGAAACACGCATTAAATTTCAGCAGTCTGAGCGACTTAAGAAAGTAATACGTGAGGCATTAGAGATTATAGAAAAGAAGCTATTGACTTTCATCAGTAGCGAGACTACAATAACAACATAATAACAACAAATATTAAAACTATGAGTGCATTCAATACATCAATGTTCCAATCGATTAAAGCAGCCCTAGCAAAAAATGATGAAGGTGGTAATAACACCTATACTGAAATCCTGAAGACTACTCCAGGTAATACCTATACTGTGAGGCTTTTGCCTTTCGCCGCTGACCCTTCGAAGACTTTCTTCCATTACTACAATCATGGTTGGGTGTCTTTCTCGACTGGTCAGTATGTCCAAGCTTTGTCTCCCTCTACTTTTGGTGAGCGTGATCCAATTGCTGAAGAGCGTTTCCGGGTTCTTCGTACTGGTACTGAAGATGAGAAGGAAAAGATGAGTGCTATTCGACGCACTGAGAAGTTCCTTGTGAACGTCTATGTTATTGATGATCCGACTAACTCCGATAATAACGGTAAGGTTAAGATCCTTCGTTATGGTAAGCAGCTTCATAAGATCATTATGGAAGCTATTGAAGGTGAAGATGCTGAAGAATTTGGTCCTCGTATCTTTGATCTCGGATCTAACGGTGTTAACTTCAAGATCAAGGTTGAGAATCAAGGTGAATATCCTACCTATGTCTCTTCGAGATTCACTTCAGCAGGTAAGCTTGCACTTGATGAAGATCAGCAGAAGAAGATTTACGATAATGCGTTTGATCTTACTAAGGTGTTTACGCTTAAGTCGTATGACGACCTCAAGGCAATGCTTGATGAGCATTATCACTTGAATAAGTCAGTGGTGCGTGAAGAGCAATCTGTTGTTCTTCCCTCTAAGTCGCATAAAGTAGAAGAGCTTGATACTACTCCTTCGTTTAGTTCAAGTACTAGTGTTGAAGATGATATTGATGAACTCCTTAAAGATCTGTAATCATGAATGATCAAGAAAAACAAGCAATGCTTGCGTTCCTAGGAACCATGCATGCACAAGCTAAAGCGACTGACCAAATGATTATTGGTCAGTCGCAATTCCTCAAGCCAGCTAGCCCTACTATTCAGAATCAGTTTGCACAAATTTTGCAAGCTCCAACCAGTCAGCATATTGAGCAACCAGTTCAATATGCTGAACCTCCTCCGATGATGGCTCCACCGCCTATGCCTCAACAGCCACCGGTTGAAAATCCGCAGCTAGAGTTTAGATTTGAGCCTACACCTCCACCACCTCCAGTGCAACAAGCTCCTGCGGTAAGTGCTGAGCTTATAGAAGTGTTAGAGAAAATTAACTTGAATATTGAGCGAATCGGTAATATACTAGAGACGAAGAACAAACAAAATGCGAGAATTAAAAATCCAAAAAAAGAGTGAGTTTGCTGAATTCGTTGAATCAATCTCAAAGATTAACGATTCAGCAATCATTGAAGCCCATGAGGGAGCTCCCGGTAAACTCTCAGCTCTCGTTGCTTCAGAAGATAACACACTTCTTCTCTATGCTGAAGAATCTGTAGGAAGTGTTAATTACAATGGGCTAATAAATGTACCTGACCTTAAAAAGCTATCTCGTATTGTTGATAGTATATCTGCAGATAGCTTTAGTCTTAATGTAAATAGTAATAACATTGAGTATAAGGGTAAAGATGTTAAGTTTAAGTATCATTTATACGAGGAAGGATTTTTAACTAGACCTTCACTCAATTTGGAAAAGATTAAAAGCTTTGCTTTTAATGTACAGTTTAAGCTTACTAAAGCTAATCTACAAAGTATTCTTAAAGGTTGTGCATTTGCAACGCAAACTAATAAAGTATACTTCTATACCGAAGATGGTACACTAAAGGCTGAGCTTACAGATAGGTCTAAGCATAACACAGATGTATTCTGTCAGACTATTTGTGAAGCAGACTTCGAATTAAAACCCGTTCCTGTAAACATAGATAATATTAAACTATTGTCAATCATTAATAACACTATTGATGTTAGTATTAATATTGACTACGGTGTTCTAGTGTTTGATATTTGCAATAATGAAACTAAATTAAAGTATATACTTACATCATTAACACAATGAACATTCAAAGAAAAAATAAAATCACGACCCAAAGCTACTTTATTAAAAGACTTAAAGATAATAAATTTATTACCTATAAGATCTTCGATAAGTATACTCAAGCTGATACCCGTAGATGGACTTTGCTAGTAGATCCAGGTGGTGCATCTGTATACATTACCTGCTATGAAAATAAAGACTTTAGAGGTGATGTAATGTTTGAGTTTAGCGATGGCGGGCAGCTATTTCCAAAAAATTATTCTCTCAAGACTAACTCTATGGAAGTAATTATTACAGCTCTCTTAGAACGGGGAGTAATGCAGCATGCATTAGCTAGTGATTAAATAACTTTATGGACCAAGAGCCATATAATGCAGGTGAAGAGGAGTTGAGGGAAATGATAAAAGAAGCTCTAAAAACAGGATTAGAAGAAAAGAAAAATAAAATTAAAAAGTCTAGACTTCAATCTGCACTAACTGGTACCCTTGGCGAGTTTTTGGATAGTTATATTCTACTAGGTTATGACTTGGATGGTGAAAATATAATTGTAAGAACTGGTAAAAGCTCACAGCAGAACGAAGCACTTAATTCGCTACTTATAAAATATGTTGCGTATATTATGCAAGGTTATGAAGATATTTAGAAAGAAAAATCCCCTAGAACCTGCGCAGGGATTTGCATATGCTGTACAGACGGGAGATTATGTAGGTGAAATGTTTGTGTATGTAGATTCAAACATACTTACTCATAATTTCCTTTCTGTACCAGCTATGAAAAATAGAAATATTCCAAAAAATCAGTTTATTTTGGGAATGAACAATCATATAATAGAGTTTGTAGAGAAAGTACCGAAACAGGTATTCCGTGTAATAGAAGCACAATATAAAGAAAATGAAAACTCTAATCATAGACGGCAACAACCTGATTCACCGCACCTTCTGGACTGCGAAGAACCAATCGAGAAGGACTGAAACTGATACCCCGGAGCAACTCAGCAACTTTCATATATACTTTACGGTAAATGCTGTCATTTCATATGTTACTAAATACAATCCCTCATGTACTATTATGGTGTGGGATGAAAAGCCAGACTATCGTAAGAACACTCGTAAGGATGATTTTGCAGAATACAAAGGTAATAGATCCGGTGATTCAACACCACATCAAAACAACGAGGTAATCAAAAAGATTTTATCTTACCTTGGCATTAGGTCCATGTTCCCGCGGGAGCTTGAAGCAGATGACGTTATCGCGTATCTTGCTAGTGAATTACAAGGAGAAAAGGTAATCGTGTCTGTCGATAGGGATTTCATTCAATGCATTACTCCGCAAGTAATGCTGTTTGATCCTATTCGCAAGATTGAGTTTAGATCTGAAACCTTCGAAGAGCAGACTGGTTGGCCTGATGTTCATGCTTGGATGGATGCTAAGTGCTGTATGGGGGATAAATCAGATAATGTACCAGGTATTCCTGGCTTTGGTAAAGCTAAAGTTGCTAAGTTTCGTAAAGGTGAGGTAAAACTTACTGAAGAAGAATTTGAAATTTACAAGCGTAATCTGTC